TTTCAGGGTGGGGCAAGGCATGAAAAAAGCACCGATTCCAGCCAATGACGAGCCGGGCCGGTCAGCGTGGCCGGGCGAGCGCGTCACGATGATGAAGACGGATGCGTTGACGGTGAGCGACGAGAACCCGCGCACGCACGGCGAGGAACAGATCACGCAGATCGCCGCCGCGATTCAGGAATGGGGGTGGACAACGCCCATACTGATTGACGAGAAGAACGCCATCATCGCCGGTCACGGCAGGCTCGAGGCGGCGAAGCGTTTGGGACTACAGCTAGTGCCTACGGTCACGGCGCGCGGCTGGTCTGATCAGCAGAAGCGAGCCTACCTGATCGCTGACAACAAGCTGGCAATGAACGCCGCATGGGACGTTTCCCGGCTGGCGAACATCATCGACGACCTGACTATCGCTGAGTTTGACATCGGCCTGCTGGGCTTCAGCGAGGATGACCTGTCGCGTATGCAGACAGACCTCGATCGCATGGCGCTCTCACAGCTTGCGGGTGACGCGCCGCCCACACCGGAACACAGCCAGCCGAACCCATTGCCGAACGGTTCGGTCGCTTTTTCCTTGGTCATGGCCACAGAGGCGCGGCGCGTGCTGCATCAGGCCATCATCATCATGAAATCGAAGGAAGGATACGAAACCTCGGCTGAGGCGCTGGTCGCTATATGCCGCGAGTGGATGGAGAACACAGATGCTGAGCAATCCGATCAGGGCCTTCAGTAGCTACGGGTGGTCGCCCGGTCAGCTTGCGGTGCTTGACCGCTCGTTCCCTACCAGCCTGTTCGCGTGGAGCGGCGAGGATGACCTCGGCTTCAATCACGGCGGCACGTTCTATGGCTACGTGGACGCGGGACCGGCCAAGCTGACGCTGCCCGCCTTCGGGCTAGACTACTGGCTGCATGAGGGCATGTATTTCTCCGTGCCCTTCCCCTTCAAGATTTGCAAGGGTCGCGGCATCGTCATACTGAGGGAACACTACTACGGCTATTTCCACATCGGCGGTCCGGTCGAGCACAGAGGGCGGCTGAGATACATCGACGGCTGCACTGACAGCCTGTTAATAAGCCCGCCTCGCAAGGGCGCACCGTGTCTGAACCTCCTGTATTTCCCGGCAGGGGTTGATCAAACTGCTCACACGCACCCATCTGATCGCGTGGGCATCATCATGTCCGGGAAGGGTAAGTGCATCTACGACCCTGACGGCAAATCCGTAGACCTTGTGCCGGGTATGATTTTCTGCATCCACAAGGACGGCTACCACAAGTTTCAAACGCCCTATGAGCGTGAGATGCGCGTGCTGGCCTATCACCCGGAAACCGACTTCGGGCCGGATGACGAGGCTCACCCCATGCTCAACCGCACGATCATCGAGGGCGTGTCGGCGGCAGACCCGCAGCGCGCAGAGTTCCGCACCGGCCAAGAGGTCGAGGTCTAGTGGCGAACAAAGTCTACGGGAAGATCGAGCAGACCGACAACGTGCTGGTCGCGGCACGGCGTCGGTTCGCTGAGCTATACGAACGCTTCGACCGCGTGGCCGTGGCCTTCAGCGGCGGGAAGGACAGCACCGTTTGCTTGAACCTAGCGATTGAGGCTGCGGAGAACGCGAAGAAACTCCCGGTGCTTGTGAGTTTTTGGGATGAGGAAGCGATCCCTCCCGACACCGTCGATTACATGGAGCGCGTGCGGGCAAACCCGAAGGTAGACCTTCAGTGGATATGCGCGCCCATCAAGCACCGCAATGCCTGTAGCCGTGACGAGCCTTACTGGATTTGTTGGGACCCCTCCAAGCAGGACCTCTGGTGCCGACCCTTGCCGGAGAACGTGATTCAGGATTTTCCGGGGTTCTATTTCGGCGCGGCAATGCCTGACGTGGCACACCGGGCTTACCCGTCTGACGGTGGTACCTTGGCCATGATCAGGGGCATCCGTGCGGGCGAGAGTATCCGCCGCTATCGGAGCGTCTGCTTCCGCACCGACGATAATTGGATAACCTCCTGTCTGGAGAATTACGCCTATCAGGCCAGCCCCATCTATGACTGGAACACGAATGACGTGTGGACCGCGCCTGAGGCGCTGGGGTGGGATTACAACCGGGCCTATGACGTGATGAAGCTGGCCGGGGTTGCGCCTCATCATCAGCGTGCGTGCCCGCCCTACGGTGAGGAACCGCTGCAACGTCTCTGGACCTACGCGGTCTGTTGGCCGGAGCTTTGGGCGAAGATGGTGAAGCGCGTGCCGGGCGCAGGCGCGGCAGGACGTTACTGCGGGGGTGAGCTATACGGACAGGGATTGCAGCTTCCACCGGGGCTGACGTGGCGTCAGTGGACGTTCCGGCAGCTAGACCTATATCCTGACGAGTATAAGCAGATCATCGCGCGGAACGTGGCTGAGTTGCTGACGCTGCACGGAAAGAAAACCAAGCGACCGGTCACAGAGGAAGACCCCGATCCTATCAGCGGCTTGTGCTGGAAGTTCCTCGCGACGATGGTAAATAGGGGCGACTTCAAGCAGAGGCGCATGCAGAACGTGGCGCTCGCTGGCCTCGCGCACAGGCTGGAGGGGCAGACCCTTCAGGACCTACTCAATGAGGAATACGATGAAGCCCGTTACTGATTTGACGAAGCAGCCTGTCAGCGCCGTCGTGTGGCGTCATCGCTCTGAGCTGGTACCGAACGACTACAACCCGAACATGGTCGCGCCGCCTGAGCTTGAGCTTCTAATCCTGTCCATCCTAGAGGACGGCTGGACGCAGCCCATCGTCATCCTGCCTGACGGCACCATCGTAGATGGCTACCACCGCTACCGGGTGAGCGAGGATCCCCGGCTGATGGAGATATTCGGCGGGATGGTGCCCACGGCGGTCATCAACGTGGATGACGTTCACCAGAAAATGTCAACGGTCAGACATAATCGGGCGCGCGGCATTCACGCGATCCTGCCTATGGCGGAAATCGTCAGGGGCATGGTGGATGACGGCGTGCCGATGGCGGATATTCAGCGCCGCCTCGGCATGGACAAGGAGGAAGTCGTGCGTCTAGTCGATAGAGCCGGTATGCCCAAGAGCAACGGCTTCGGCCTGAGTTGGGTGCCGGGATGAGGCGTGGACCGAAGCCCCTGCCGCCGAACCTTAAACTGATCACCGGCAGCGCGCGCGTGAACAGCAGGATGCCGTTGCCTGAGCCGGTGCGCCCAGCGCCGCCTGATTTTCTGGACGCCTACGCGAAGGGTGAGTGGGCTAGATGCGTTGACGACCTCTGTGCGTATTCGGGGCTGGCGAAGATCGACGTGGCGGTGTTCGCCGCCTACTGTCAATCCTACTCTCAGTGGCGTCACGCGAGCGAACTGCTCGATGAATTCGCCAAAGCCAACCCGATGACGCGCGGCATGGTCATCTACACGAAAAAGTCGCAGAACACCGCTGGGGGAAACCTAATTCACAACCCTGTGGTAGGGCAGATGAACAAAGCGAAATCTGACATGGTGCGGTACGCTACAGAATTAGGAATGTCGCCAAGTGCTAGAAGTCGAATCGACACCCTCTCCGCGCAACGCGCGCAAAGCGCCGACCCGGCAGAAAGGTACTTCTCGGCTTAGCGACCCTGTAACGTGGTATGCGAAACAGGTTCTCGCCGGGAAGATCATCGCCGGGCCGCACGTCAGAGATGCGTGCCGCCGCCACCTGAGGGATTTGAAGGACGGTCACAAGCGCGGCCTGAGTTGGTCACTGAAGGACGCGCTCTGGTGGATCGGTTTCTACCGAACGGTGCTGTGTCTGAACGGCGGTCAGTTCGAAGGCAGCGCCTTCGTCCTGAATGAATGGGAAGCGTTCGTCGTAGGATCAATCTTCGGCTGGAAACGGAAGGACGGCACGCGCCGTTTCCGCACCGCTTACATCGAAACGGGCAAGGGTTCCGGCAAGTCGCCGCTGGCAGCGGGCATTGGACTTGGATTGCTGCTGATCGACAACGAGAGCCGGGCCGAGATTTACGCGGCGGCGGTCAAGCAAGATCAGGCGAAGGTTCTGTTCCGTGACGCCGTTGCGATGGTGAGGCTGTCGCCTGCGCTCAGCACTCGCCTGCACATGAGCGGCGGCGTGCAGCCCGCGAACATCGCGCACCTAGAGAGCGGTTCCTTCTTCCGGCCCATCTCGTCGGAGCGTCAGGGGCGCGGGCACTCAGGGCCTAAGCCGCACGGCGTCTTGTTGGACGAGATTCACGAGCATCCTACGAACGCGATGGTGGAGTTCCTGTCTGCGGGCGTGAAGTCCCGGCGTCAGCCGCTAGTGTTCATGATCACTAACAGCGGATCAGACCGGCAGACGGTCTGCTGGGAATACCACACCTACGCGGCGGACATTTGCGCGGGCACGAAAAAGAACGACTCGTTCTTCGCGTATGTCTGCGCCCTCGACAAAGACGACGACCCGTTCGAGGATGAGGGCTGTTGGATTAAAGCGAACCCC